AAATGATAGATTGATCAACAAATTTGCATTTGTAGATCGTGCAATGAATCCAATTGGTGATGAAGTTGTAATAAATGCCGAACCATTAATAGAAATGTCAAAAGATTATGACCTTAATATGTTTACGGTATTTTCAAGATTATTATCACATAATGGTTTTGAATTCTTTCCATTACAAAATTTCATGGCATATCAGGAAAAAGAATGGGCAGAAGATTGTTGGAAAATACATGAAACAGTACAAGATCAAACTGCTGTACCTTCATTTGTATGTATGTATATTGGTGGAACATCAAGTTTTTTGAAAAATAATCTTAGTGATTATGAAGATGATGGTTTAGATTTAAATAACATGCAAGATGTAACTGATTTTAATGGTACTGGCTGCACAAATCAAAAAGAAGTTCAAGATAAACCACCGATAAATACACAAGGACAAAATTATCCTTATGGTGAAGTTCGTGCGTTCAGAGTTAGATATGCAGAACAAAATCAATCAGTATTTAATAATGTTGATATTGATTCAAGAGAATATCCAGAAACAAATGAATCGTTGGCAATACTTTCTAAAATTGCACAAGATCAAAGTACTACTTCACCAGTTGCAAAAGCACAGAATTTATATTCAACTTTGGAAACACGTGCATATAGTGCAAAAGTAGATATGTTTGGAAATGCAATGGTTCAACCAACACAATATTTCCAATTGGAAAATATTCCAATTTTCTCTGGTGCTTATGTAATATTGGGTGTTGAACACACTATTAATTCAAACAATCAAATGCGTACCAGCTTCAATGGTGTTAAAGTATTAAAATTCCCTAACCCATTTGTAAAAGAATTTGCAACAGTTGTTGGACTCGAATCTGGTACATCAGAAGATATTAGTGGAAATGATAGTCAATATCCACCACAAAATACTTCGTGGGGAGATACTGGTGCTGCTTCATTACCATCACAAACAGAACATAATTCATTGTATGATTTACAAATGAAACCAGAACCACCAAATTTAAGATCAGAATAAAATGGCATATAAAAAACTAACAGAAACTGGAAAAGAATTTATTAGACACGTTGGAGAAGTTGCAACCAGCAGTGGGGGTAATACATCACTATTGGAAGGAAATAATGGTGCATTACCATTTAGTGATAAAAAAAATGAACCTAATTTAGTTTGGACAGCAAACGTTACTGATGTAAGAACCAATACTTCAATAGAAAATAATTCACAATATATTGAATACATTATCTATCTTTTGATTTTTATGCAAATCAATATGAATTAGATGCAAATATAATTGCAGCACAGGCGTATCAGGAAAGTAGATATAATTGTTGGACATATAATAAAAGTACAAGTACTGCATCAAGTATTAGTCAAATTGTAATGAATACCATGTATGATGCCATGTATGCAAGTAGGTTTAAATTTTTAACATCAAGTGAAATTGCTACAATTACAAATGGTTTGACTAATCCTACGTCTAAAAGATCGTGGCGTAGAGTTTTAAAAGAAACAGAATTAAATGCAACAGATTATAGAACTCAAGAAGCAAATAGATCAATATTACATCAAAATATGATAAATAATCCACATATTTGTTTAAAAATTCAATCTGCATTAATGGATTATATTTCTGACAGAAATGCTAATTTAGCATCAAGTTGTTTATTTGCATATAATAGAGGAACGGAATTATCAAGCAGTAATTATATTGATTTAATAAATAAAACTGCAAGACAATTTAATAATGATTATGTTAATGAAGGTGTAACATATGCTGAAAGAATATTTGGTTATCTTGGTGACAAAGATAATAAATTTATATCAAATTTAGATTCAAGCACCAGAGGTTATTGGTTTGGATATAAACTTGATTTAGATAAAGATAATTATGACCCATTTACTGCAAATGCAAAGTCTGGTTTGCCAAATGAATCAACAAGAAATATTTCTGCATTAGAACCTGAATTTAGAGACGCTTATTTAGCAGCTAAAGCAGCATTTGATGCAAAATATAATGGACAATATTCAATAGGGGTTAGTTCTGTATATAGAAGTAAAGAAGAACAAAAATCGTTATTTCAGAAAGGTAGAAATTCACGTGGACAAATAATTGATCGTGGTGCTGTAGTTACTAATGTCGATGGTATTAAAAATTTAAGTAGACACAATTATGTAAAATCGAAAGGTTTAGATTTCTTTGTACTTAACGAAGATACCAGAAAAATTGATTGGGATAATACACCACTATTCGAAGAATTTGCAAGATTGGTACAAAACGAATTAACTACCGTGACGTGGGGCGGTGATTGGGAAACATTTAAAGATTATCCTCATTTACAGGTTTAAATAAGATTGGTTTTCAATTCATGTAAACTCATAATATCTTTCATGGCATTTTCGTTTTTAAATTCCATTTTTTCTATTCTGTTTACTGTTTCAACAATCTTATCTTCTAAACCATCATTCTTGGTGTTTTTTAATAAATGAATATTTTCGTCTCTAAGTGATTCAAATAAATTTTTCTTACCCAAATCATCAGATAATACAATTTTCTTTATCAATTTCATATCTTGTTCGGTAAGAGAATTATATTTTTCAGAAAATTTAGTTAAAGCAACTTCAATTAATTTTTCACCATCAAATTCTTTTGGTATTTCAATTGCTGTTTCTTGTTCTTCAATAATTTCCTTTTCTTTTTTGACATGATTTAGAACTACTGTGAATGATTCATGAATTAAATCCACATCAGGATTTTTTTTGTCGAGTGTTTCTGAAATCAGATTCCCTAAAGCAACATAAAAATCATATTTTTCGTCATCAATAAGTGCAATTGATTCATCGATAAAGGTCTTTAGTTTATTTCTTTCGTTGATCAACTGATCTTGGGTAAAACCTTCAAATAAACTAAGATTATTATCAATATAACGAGTTGCAGCCATATCGTTTGAAATTTCTTTATTTTCCAAACGATTAAAAACTTTATGTTCTAATTGTAATAATGGTGATTTTGTTATTACATTCAAAAACTTAGATGCTTTTTCTTTTGATTCATTTATCTTTCCCTCACTGAGAAAGTCTTTGCTCATGTTTCTCGTAATAACAGCTTTAACAATACCGACATTAATTGCTTTCATAGTAGTTATCTAATTTAATAATAAATACTGGTTTTTTTATAAAAAAGTATTAAATTTGTATTCGTATTTATATCCATGAGAGAATTTCTAAAGAAATATAACCCCAAGCATTACAAATATTACCTATCTATAGTTAATAATAGAATAGGTAAAAATGGTAATCTAAATACTTTCATAAAGAGTCTTGGCACATCCGACATTCTCGTTTGGTTAAAATCAATTAGTTTAATCCGAGAAAGTTACGTATCTTTTTTCGAAGAAAGCTGCATTTTAGTGACCTTCGTTATCCGAATGTTCTGTGTAGAATTAGATATTGAAACTGTCGAATTAAAAGACAGTGAAATTATCAAACTCATAGAACGCTTCGAAAAAGCACTTAAAATGGAACTTGGTTACAGAAAAGATGTTCTCGGTAAACCACCAAAATTTTCGATATTAAAGGACATTGATTAATCGTCAATGTCCAAATTTAATTCTTTAATATCGGTTTCATTAATTTGATGTTTTTTGTTAATCGAATCACCTTGCTCCAAAAGACTATCAATTTCTTCGATCATGTTTTTTGCATTTTGATTTAAATGCGTTTTTCGTGTGTCGTTTTCTTTAATAATCTTTTTGTTTTGTTCTTCTTTAATACTCTTTTTATTCTTTCCATCAAGAACGAGATTGTCTACGATATTATCGAAACTTTCGTTACTCATTCCTTTTGAAGAGAATACACGTAATTTACCAGTTTTTTGATCTTCAATGATCACATTTTTATTATCTTTAAATCCTTGACCCTGACCAATTACTGGTGGCAGTGCGCCCGGACTTCCGAAATCATTCTCACCGCCAGCTAAAGGTGGTGGATTCATTCCACCCATGCCACCTTCCATGCCACCGCCAAGACCACCCATCATATCACCACCTTCCATGCCTGTTTGACCAGACATCATAGCTGCTGCTTCTGGATCACCATATTTCTCGTCAACATCAGCAAATATACCTGTTGATCTAATAATAAGTGGTGTGTCTTGTAATTCTTGAGCAATTGCTCTTTCCATACGTTGCTTTTTAAAGTCTTCAATAATCTCACGATCTGACCAGTTGAAGAATAATCTTTTAGCTTCGGTATGTGACATTGCAGCAATACCACCTTCATTACGAGTTGCTTCTGCATAAGCTGCAAGTTTTTGTTGCCAAACTTCTGCTTTAAGAATCTCTTGTTGAGTAGATGGATTGGTTAACGCCAAACTAAAATCCTTTATATCTTCACTTTCAAATCCAAGTAAATAAAGATGGATCATAGCAATTTTATTCAACTCTTGAATTACAGCTTGTTGAATTCGGTTAATTTTTTTAGCAAATCTTACGTCCATTTGAGCAAGATTTTTACCTTCACCAGCAGCATCTTGGAAACCTAAGAATGGTTTTGGAATGCCAAGACCTGTGAATAAATTATCTCGAAGGTATTCAATATCTTGTATTTGATCTAAATTTTGTGCACCTTGTAACGTATCAATACCTGTTTGTACGTTTGCGTTTCTTACAGGAATGAAGAAATCTTCGTCATTTCCTAAGATATTGAAACGATAGTCAATCTGACCAGAATCAGGATAAACCTGTTGTTGTTTTTTGAATCTGGTTGCAACTTTTTGGATATATTCTTCAATATCGTCTTCATCAATGTTTCCAACATCAATTTTAAATACACGCTTCTCACCCGCACGTATGATACGATAGGTAAGCATAGCATCTTCTGCCATAATTAATTGACGGAAAACACGTCTAATTTTATTCAATATTGATGATCCATATGGTAAATATTTGTCGTCACCCAATAATCTAAAGTGAGCAATCTCAAATATATTAAAATCAAGTCCTGTTTCTCTGTTTTTAAACTTAACAGAAGGTTTACCGTTTACCACACGTTCAATACGTTCAATTTCGTAATTAACTTCTTGTTTTATATGAGTTATACCTTTCTTCTTTTCACCTAACATGTAAACAAAATTATCACCATATTTTACTAAATTTCGTGTCCAGAAAGGAAGGTTTACATTTACGTCAATAATATCGTAGAACAATTCTTCCAAATGTTCCTTTATTCTCTCTTTATTGGAATAAACATTCAACATTTTACCATTTTCTCCAATGGTTGTTGCTTCTTCCATTATCAAATCAAGAGCAGAAGCAATAATTGGATAATATTCCATACCTTCATAATCCAAATATGCAGGGAGACGTGCTGCCTCATATTGCATTGCTTTTTGGAAACCGTGATCGGTTGTTTTGAAGAATTTATCTTCTAACGACTTTTTTTGTTGAAGTTCTAACGCTTTTTTCTGTATATCGGCAGGTGATGAACCTTTAATAACTATTCTTGGTTCTTCTCCTTTTTCAGTTGCAACAATTCTTGATTGCACTGATCCACCACCATCCATACCTAAAAAACTATTAAGATTCTGATATACAGTTTTTTTATTTTCTTGTTCTGCCATTATTATAAAATTTTATACTTTTTTATAAATACTAAGTAATTTTCAAAAAACACCTTTAATTCTAAATACTTTTATTTTTTCATTCCAGCAAACAACCAGCTATTAGAACCATAAGGATTTCGTTTAGTAACACGATAATCTGGTGTTCTGGTGTTTGATTGATCATCTTTTTTCTCAACTTTTTCAATAGTTTCATCACCTTGCAATTTTATCATTGCATCCAACATTTTTTTTGTTTTAGATTTTTGTGTTGCAGAATTAGTCATTTGATAATTCACAACATAAATCGCACATGCTGTAGGTATGATGGAATCATCATGGAATGTACGTTTATGGTCTGCGACACGACTTCCGGGTACGGTAATAAACGTCTTCAACTCACCCAACAATCTATTTGATCTGATTGTAATTTCTTTAAGATGTATTGCACGTTGAAGTTCAGTAAGAACTGATCCTCTGTTTTGACCTATAAGGAAACCCGGAACTAAATCAATTTGTGATATAGAACCATCTGGTAAAACTTTCGTTCCTGTTTTTATATAACCAGAAAGCATGTCTCTGGTAGGTTTATGAGTGATTTCTGAATAATGAATGTTATCATAACCCAATTCAAACAATTTGTTTATTGTTTCTACCCCAATACTACCAGTAATATCACAAATCACATATGCATAATTATATTTTGTTCCATACATATATGCCAATTCACCAATTAACGAAGGAGAAAGTTTATTGTAATATTCAGCAACCTGATCTAATCTATATCGTCTAAACTTTTTCTTTTTTGTACGACCATGTGAGTTAACAACCCTTTCTTCTGTAAATTCAGCAATTTTGTAAACATTAATAGTAGAAAAATCGTCACCATGTCCAGCAGCAACATCAATTGTCAAAACATATTCTTCACTTGGTTTTGGGTCTTCCCAAATCCACATTTCTCTATCCACATATTCTTGGCGAATAGGAGTCATAATTTCTTCTTCTTCAACTCTTTTTAAATGTTCTTCTGCAATAAAGTTATCACCAGAACCAAGGAATGAACACAAAAGTTCTTGTGCAACTTTCTTCATATCACCATTATAGTCACGAATCTGTGCATCAAACCACGTTGAAGTCGCAATCCAACCGTCCTCAACCAATTGCTTACGTTTCTTATGATCCCAATGTTCATCTTTCATTAGAATCTCATTTTCTTTACCTTTGTTTTTAACCCAATAAAGATCGTGATCACCTTCCTTTTTCTTTGGATCATAACCAAATTCTACTGATGGTAATCCTGTACTTGGATCAATAGTATATTCTTCTTTGTAAATGGTATATCTTGGATCGTTGTACCACCATAATTCTATTGCATTAAAGTTGTTTCTACCTTTGATTGCACCATCAAAATGCTTGTAAAATACAGGATCAAGACCGTTAGGAGTAGAAACAAAGATTGCACGACCACCTGTTTGAAGTGTAGGTCTTGCAGAAGTCCAGAAAACATCACCACGTTCTGTCCATGCTGTTTCATCCCAAAATAGTAGAGTAGGGGTGTAACCACGAAGACCTTTCGAAGAGAATGCACGTAATTGACAATCATTATCATAATGTTTGTGCTTCATGGTATC